TCCTTCGCCCAGAATGCGCAGTAGAAATCAAAACTGCTTAATTCTTTTTTGGGTCAGTCCTCACGGGCTGGCCCATTTTTTTATTCACGAGGACAACATGGCTATACCATCGTCAATGACCGAACTAGAGGCGGTCAACATACTACTTACGACCATAGGTGAGGCTCCTGTAAACACACTTACAGGTAACCAAGTGACGGACGTTTCAATCGCCAATCAGGTCTTGAATGAGGTTAGTCGTGAGGTTCAAAGCCAAGGCTGGCATTTTAACACTGAGCGGCGCGTTCCATTAGCGCCCACCATCGATAACCAAATTCCAATCCCAGCCAATGTATCACGTATTGATACGCCTGATTTTGATGGGGTTATTAAAGAATCCAAACTCTTTGACCTCACTGAGCGGTCTTACACATTTACCAGCACGGTCTATGCGGACATCGTCTACTACCAAGACTTTGATGTGCTGCCCGATGTTGCCAAGCGATACATCACTATCCGTGCTGCCCGTATATACGCAGATCGGATGCTGAACTCGCAGACAATCCACAAGATGACTGCGCAAGATGAACAAAGAGCGCTGATGGATTTGAAAGAATACGAAGGCGACACCGCAGATTACAACATGATGCAAAGCTACTCTGTAGCGCGCGTGTTGAACCGTGGGTTTAACAGAAGGGTTCTGATGCAATGAGCCTAATCAGTTCTGCCATTCCAAACCTTGTGCAAGGTGTTTCACAGCAATCCCCTGCACTTCGATTGTCTTCACAGGCAGAGCTACAGGAAAACGCATTCCCATCGCTTGTCGAAGGCTTACAAAAGCGGCCACCGCTGGAACATAGTGCTATCTTAAGCAACACAACCACCGCTGGTTCGTTCATTCATTTGATTAACCGTGATGCCACTGAGCGATACTTTGTGTTTATCAACGCATCAAACCAAATTACGATTACTGATTTGGCTGGGGTGGCGAAGGCAGTCACCTATCCAAAGGGTACAGCATATTTAAATAGCACGACACCAACCGCCGATTTTCGCGCGGTTACAGTTGCTGACTATACGTTTATTGTTAATACTTCTCAGACAGTTGCAATGAGTAGCTCAACTACTCCAACCTATCCATTTACAGGTTTGATAGCGGTTAAGCAGGGTGACTATAACCAACGCTACACGGTCTATTTAGACAATGCTGTGGCAGCGGACATTACCACCAGTGCTACTGACCAAACGGAAACTAGAACCACAAGTATCGCAACCAGATTAGCCACAGCCATAACCGCCCAGTCAGGCTTCACAGCGACCGCTGATGGTAGCACCGTGATTATCACTAAGACGGGTAATGCTGCATTTGAGATGGCCACTTACGATAGCCTTGGCGATGCTGGGTTGTCGGCAACTATCGGCACAGTACAGCGCTTTGATGACCTGCCCTTGCAAGCCCCCGATGGCTATATTGCACAGGTGCAGGGTGACCAGACAAACGACTTTGATGATTATTATGTGAAATTCGTAGCCGATGATTCAAACAAGGTTTCGGATGGTACGTGGATTGAATGGGTAAAGCCCAACATCCCCTATGAAATCAACGCAGCAACCATGCCCCATTTGCTCATCAGGCAAGCAGACGGTTCGTTTACATTTGAACAGGCTGATTGGGGTGACAGGGCTGTTGGGGATGAAATCTCAATTCCCAACCCAACCTTCGTTGGTAAGAAGATTTCAGATGTATTCTTCTTTCAGAACCGCCTTGGCTTCCTGTCAGGCGAGAATGTGAACATGTCGAGGACATCTGAATACTTTGATTTCTTCGGTAAGACTGCGCGCACAATTCTGGATGATGACCCCATTGATGTAGCAGCAAGTCACGTAAAAGTTTCAGCACTGAAACATGCCATTCCCTTCGATAGAAAGCTGTTGCTGTTCTCTGACCAGACGCAGTTCATCCTAAAGGGCGGTGACTTCCTGACACCAAAGAACACCTCAATATCCCAAACAACTGAATACGAGGCCAGCACAACGGCCCAACCAGCCGCCGCTGGTAATGTTGTTTACTTCGCTGCAAAGCGAGGCGGTTTCACATCAATTCGTGAATACTACGTGATTGACGATACAGACCGCTCTGATGCTACCGATGTCACAAGCCACGTAGCCAAGTACATTCCAGATGGCGTCTTTGAGATGGCGGCAAGCACAACCGAAAATGCTTTAGTCTGCCTATCCAGCCAAGAAACTAACGCAATGTATCTGTACAAATATCACTTCGCTGGTCGTGAAAAAGTACAGGCAGCTTGGTTTAAATACACCTTTGCTGGCTTGGAAATACTGAACGCTGAGTTTATCGAAAGTGGCTTGTATGTGGTCGGGAACAAGGCAGGTAAAACCTGTCTATTCGTTATCAACTTTGATGCTGGTCGCTTTGATACTGACCAAACATACGTCACGAAACTGGACTACAGGTTTGCAGAAACCAACTGCACTAGAACTTATGATGCAAATGCAGATCAAACCACAATCACCCTACCCTATGCGCTTACAGCACCAACGATTGTGACCCGTGGAGCCAACCAAGGCACAGTGCTTACCAACGTATCGGTGACCAACAACGTCATCGTTGTGGCTGGCGATAGATCAGCAACTCAGTTCTATGTCGGTGAGAAATACACAATGACATACGAGTTTTCAGAACCAACGCTGAAAGAGCCAACACCAACTGGTGGGCGCGTAGCAATCACTGGTGGACGCCTACAGATAAAACACTGGCTACTTCGGTATCAGGATAGCGGTGACTTCACCGTTAAGGTTCTCCCCCGCTATAGGCCCCTTCAAGCATACGGGCTGGGCGGCACGTTTGATTACACAGGGCGTGTAATTGGTGGTGGTGCTGGGGTGCTGGGTACAACAACGCTGGCATCAGGTGACTTCAGGTTTCCTGTGATGTCCAAGGCCGACAGGCTTAGTGTTATCATTGAAAGTGACAGCCACCTTCCCTGCCAATTTTTATCGGCTGAATGGGAAGGTTCGATGCACCTCAGATCAAGAAGAGTAAATGGATAAACTTCTAACACCAACCACGTTGGAAGACGTTGACTACATTGCCCCAAAACTGAGGCTTGTCCTTGCGTAGCAAAATGACTGGTACGAGTAATTTTTTGGAACAACGGTTCATATTCTTTGTTGAAAGCTGTGCAGCTTATATATTGTGTCTGTGATGTTACCACTGTGTCAGCAATCATCCAATTAAAGTAACGTAAGCCTTTCTCGTCTTGCCAAACTCTAGTTACTTTAAGTTCTTTAATTTCGTGTGCGCTGCTGAACGATGAGGCGCAAATAAGCACAAAACTTAGAATAAATTTTTTCATGAAGCGCTCCGATATTATGCCAATAAACAAATACCTTACGCATGCGACAGTCAACGATATTGACTACATTGCCCCAAAACTCAGACAAGCTGATAAAAACGAATGCTTGGCGGCGACAGGAAAAGCGCCGCTGAGCGTCCTTTATACCAGCCTGATGATTGGCGATATGACCCTTACAATGCGTTCACCCGATGGTGAGCGCGTGGGTCTATGCGGTGTGGCGTCTTCGCCCATAGATGACGCGGGGGTCGTTTGGATGTGCGCTACAGATGACATCTATCAATACCAGATGGCCTTTCTGCGAAGAAGCAAAGCAGCGTTGGAATACCTCGCTGAAGATTACATGCTTCTTCACAATTACGTGGACGCTAGAAACACTTTGCACATCAAGTGGCTCAAATGGATGGGCTTCACGTTTATTAATAAACACACAGATTATGGAGCCGAAAAGCGGCTCTTTTATGAATTTTTAAGGATAACATAATGTGCGCACCACTATTAGCGGCAGCAGGTATGTCTGCGGGTGCCGCATCAACTGCATCACTTATCATTCAAGGCGTTTCAGCTGGGGCATCTGCACTCAGTGCGATTGATAAATCAAACAAGCAAAACGAAGCTGTAGCCAGAAATGCCCAGTCGGCAAAAGATGCCTACTTTTTGAAATCCAAGCAGACAAACCTAAGAGTTTTACAAGAGCAAACACAAGCGGCTCAGCAAAAGCGTGATGCCGACCTCAAGGCCCTCAAATCCCAAGGTACAGCCGCAGCAGCAGCCGCTGGCGCAGGGGTACAGGGCGTTGATGTGGATAGGCTCCTTAATGATTTTGAACGCTCTGAGGGCGTCCTAGCAGACCGCATAGAGCAACGTCTGGAAGGGATGCAGCAACAGGCAGAAATGAACAAGTTGGGCTTCCAGTCCGAAGCCCAGAACCGCATCAATTCGATGCAGCCTATCGGCTTTGCAGAAACGCTATTTAACGTGGTCGAACCCATTGCTGGTTTCGCCGTTGATTACGCGGACACCACAGCCCGATACGCTGATTTGGAGAATTAACGATGGCAAGAGCCGTAGTAGCAAACCCGTTTGATAATCAAATTGGGTCGGTAGCATCGACAGCAAATGTTGTTGATATTTACCAAAGAGGCGTTGTGGCCCGTAGTCCTTTCGAGGCTCTTGCAGATAGCTTGAAGAGATTTGAGGCAAAGGCCACACCCGCCCTACAAAGACAAGAACAGCGCGCAGCCGAAAAGGAAATGCGCGAGGGTGAACGCCTATATCAAGAAAACAGAATTGCCATTGGTGAGGCCGTTAAGAAAGGTCTTATCGAAGAGGGAGCCAGCCCATATCTGCGCAAAGGCTATCGGGTTTCACAACTCAATACGATGGCCACCAGATATGCCGCAGAGTTAGAATCTGCGCTGGTAACCCAGAAGCTGTTTCATAATGGCGACCCCAACAAAATCGAAAGTTTTATAGCTGGCTTCCAAGAGAAATTCGTAGCCGATAATGGCTTCTCAGAGTTCGCTGATAGCGAAGTCGCAGAGTTCTTTGGAATAAACGCCAACAAGGCCAATGAGGTATTCAGAACGTCTTGGCGCGAGAAGCATGTCGCTTATCAAAAAGAGCAAAACTATTTGCAGTTTGAGCGTGATACAGCGGCAATGACTACCCTGCTTTTTCGTGAGGATATGACCGACACCGAACAGGCGGTTGCGATGGAGCAACTGAAGGATTGGATAGAAACCCAAGCCAAAGAACGCAGCCTTGATGGTATGAACAATACACGGGTCACTGAAACGATTATCACAGGCGTTTCACTTGCAGCTGAACTGGCGGGTGACGCAGATATTCTGGATGTACTTAAAGAAACCAAACTTGGCACAGCGGCCATAGGCTCATCCTTTAAAAGACAAGCTGAGATAATGGCTGTTGAAAATAGGATTGCTGCAAAGCTGCAAGCGGAAGCCAATACGGAATACACAAAGTTTGTAAGGGATATGAAAGCACTGCGAGGCAAGGTCAGCGGTGAAGCGCATAGCTTAATTCTATCGCCTGACTTTAGCGTTCCAGCTGTCAGAGCATTAGCGGACCAGCTGTTTGATACAGGCGTTGAAGAGAATATAGCTGAGGCCACATCCATTCTGAATTTTGCTGAAAAGGTAGCTGAGGCGTCCAACAAAGTAACGCTAGACCCAGATGACTACCTTGATATTCAAAGTAGGCTTGAAAAGGCTGGGTTTGCTTGGCAAGCACGAGCGGTTCTCAATACCGCAGCCGCAGCTGGCAAGATTGATGCTAGTCATATGCGTCAATTCTATGGAGATTGGCAGAGCTATTACAAACCTAAAGACGAAGATGATGATGACCCTAATGCTCTGGACTTTACGACCAGCACGACTACTGAGGGCAAGGCTCTTTCAGCGTTTAAGTCGGTCATAACTGGCAACGAATTTGATGCTACTTCGGACAACCGCATCAACGCGATAGATGCCAGTTTACAATTCCGCATCCTGTGGACTGAAACAGCCCAGCGCATGATA